TTCTGAAGGTGGTAAAGGTGTTATTCAAGAGTTTAAGGGTGAAGTTAAAGCTTGTAGATATTGTCCTGCAGTAAATGTATGTACGCAAGCCCAAGAACTAATATTAGAAGGTAGATTAACTTTATAAGAGGAAAATATTATGATTGAAGCACCAAAAGAAATCTACTTAGCAAAAGATAACCACTATAATTATCTATGGTGTAGTAACCAGAGACACTATGAAAATGATATTAAGTATATTAGGGCTGACCTAGTAGAGAATGAGTGGCAGGATATAGCCACTGCACCCAAAGATATAGGACAAATTATTGAAATTTGATGGCAAGAGCGGGGAATATCAAGGCAAGCTTATTATGACCATAGGGATGGGAGAAAGTGTTGGATTAGTGTTGCTTCAGAATTTATACATAATCCTACCCATTGGAAACCATTACCACAACCACCAAAGGAGCAAAAATAATGAGTGATTTAGAAAAAGTAGAAGAATTAACAATACGGGAAAAATTAGCTTTATCTATACTCGTACTTAAAGCGGTTAAGGAAGATTACGAAGGATTGGTTGAAGTAGCTGAAAATAATAGATTTTGGAAATTATCTACTGATGCTAAGGAAACAATACAATTTATTGAAAAAATGATAAACATTGTAAAGGAATAGACAATGAGAAAATATCACCCACTATCTGAGAGAATAGTAGATATTTTAGTTAAGAAAGTTAATAACAACAATAGACATTATTTTCGTTTATTAGTTGGATATTACTTATCTAAAGTAGCTTCTATGATGAGATGTAATATAGACACTAAAGACAGAGGAGTAATCCCTGTAAATACGTATATATTAAATCTTATGGTATCTGGAGCTGGTAAAGGACATTCTACTAACATTATGGAACAAGAATTTGTTGCACCTTTTAAGAAACACTTTTTAGATCATGTCTTTCCATCTAGGGCTAAGGATAACATAAACACTCTTGCATATGAAAAAGCTAATAATTTATGTAACAGTTTACAAAGTATATTAACTTTATCTGAAGAACACGCTGTTCAATTAAACAAATTAGAAAAGCAATTTGATAGGTTGGGAGAATTAGCATTTAGTTTTGATAGTGCTACAGTTCCAGCAGTTAAACAAATGAGAGAGAAATTATTATTAGCTGCGGCAGGCAGTATGAATCTAGAGTTAGATGAAATAGGTTCTAATTTAGGCTCTTCTATAGATGTTCTTACAGCATTTTTAGAATTATATGATATAGGTTTAATTAAACAAAAACTAATTAAAAATACAACTGATGCTATTAGAAGTGAAGAGTTACCTGGTAATACTCCAACTAATTTAATGATGTTTGGTACTCCAGCTAAATTACTAGATGGAGATAAAACAGAAGAACTATTCAAAGATTTCTTAGAAACTGGTTATGCTAGAAGATTACTATTTGGTTATACTCCTAATAATGATCTAGCTATTCATACATCAGCTAAAGAAAGATATGAACAATTAGTCTCTTCCAATTTAGCTCAAGAAACTGCTTCTATACAAGCTCTATTTGAAAGCTTTGCTCAAAGAAAATTTAATCCTGTTTTGGGCATATCTAAAGATAATTCTATTAAGTTAATAGATTATCAACTTAAATGTGAAGAAAGAGCTACTCATTTTAAAGCACACCAAACAGTCCATAAAGCTGAAATGATTCATAGATATTATAAAGCTTTAAAACTAGCAGGCGCATATGCTTTTGCTGACAATAGTAAAGAAATAACTTCAGATCATTTAGATTATGCTATTAGTGTAGTAGAAGATTCTGGTGATTGTTTCCATCAAATTATGCAAAAGAAGGGAGCTTATGAACGTATAGCTTTATATCTTGCAGATCATGATGGTGAGCTAACACAACATGAACTTATCGAAGCTTTGCCCTTTTATAAGGGCTCAGAAGCTCAGAGAAAAGATTTAATGTCTCTGGCTACATCTTATGGGTACAAGAACAATATCATCATTAAGAAGCGAGTACAGGACGATATAGAGTTCTTCTCTGGAGAAACTTTAAGAGAAACAGATCTAAATAAATTAACTGCTAGTTGCAGTCAAGATATTGCTGTTAGTTATATACCCACTAATATACCATTTAATCAGTTGCATAAACTAACAACAGCCGAAGGGTGGCATTATACAGCTCATTCTTTTGTGGGGGGACATAGAAAGAGTGAAAATGCTATCCCTGGCTTCAATATGATTATATTAGATTGTGATGGTGATGTAACTATAAATATGGTTAAAACTCTAATGAGTGATTTTACTTATTTAATATCTACTACTAAAAGACATACACCAGAGGTCAACAGATTTAGGTTAATATTGCCTATATCACATACTGTTAAATTAAAGCCTATGGAGTATGCTAAATTTATGCAGAATGTCTTTGACTGGTTACCCTTCAATGTAGATGCTCAAGCTAAAGATATTGCTAGAAAATGGCAATCTCATAATGGAGAGTATTTCTATAATGAGGGTCAATTAGTAGATGCTACCTTATTCATACCTGAAACTAAAAAAGCTAATGAAATGAGAACTAAATTATCAGAAGAGGGAATAGATAACATTGAGAAATGGTTTAAATTAAATACTTCTGAGGGTAATAGAGCTAATCATTTATATAGATATGGTATGGTATTAATAGATAATGGTTATGATTTAGTTAATATAATAGAATCATTAATTAGATTTAATAGTAGTTTAGATCAGCCTTTAAGTGAGCAACAATTACAATCAAGCACATTGGCTTCTATAACTAAGAAGTATAATGAGAAAAATATATAAGGAAAAACAAATGACAAATAAAAATCTAGATATAAATGCCATAGCTAGAAGAGCAGTATATAAACAACTAGAAGAGTGTATTATTGAAAATCCAAATAATCCTGGAATAGTAAAATACATAAACAATTTTACAGATGAAATAGTAGCTAAAACTATTTTAGAAAATTTTCCAAATGCTAATGTAACTGCTTCTTCTGTAGCTAGTTTACGTTTAAGAGCTTGGGGTCAATTAGAAAAACCACTAACTCTTGAACAACAATTAGAGCTTCTTAAGAAAGAGAATGAAGAATTAAAAGCTAAATTATCTAGTAGAAACAATACTATGATAGCTACCCCGTTTGAAAAATATGTAGATAGTGTTAAAGTAACTGATGTTATAAAAGATGTATTTATAAATTCACCAGAAGGGATATTTCAACAATGAAAAATAATGATCATCTAATTTTAGTATGTGGTAAATCAGCTACTGGTAAAAGTGCTAGTTTAATGAATTTAAAAAATCCTGAAGGAGTTATTTATCTCAACTGTGAAGCAGGTAAAAAACTCCCCTTCAAATCTAAATTCAAAGAATTAGTGGTTACCGATCCAGCTATGGTTTATCAGGCTTTTGCTGAAGCTGAAAAAATGTCTGGTATACATACTATTGTTATTGACTCGCTCACATATCTAATGGATATGTTTGAAAGTACAAGAGTATTAACGTCAGCTAATACACAAAAAGCTTGGGGAGATTATGCTCAATATTTAAAAGTATTAATGTCCCAGATAGTACCTACTTCTACTAAGAATGTAATATTTTTAGCTCATACTACTGATGTATATAATGAAGCAGAAATAGCTACAGAAACTTTTGTAAAAGTAAAAGGTTCTTTAATGAATACAGGAATTGAAAGTTTCTTTACAAATGTTATATCTAGTAAAAAAGTTCCTATAACTAAACTAACATATAAAAATGATTTACTTACTATTACTCCTGAAGAAGAAGATTTAGGGTTTAAGTATGTATTTCAAACTAGATTAACTAAAGAAACAGTCAATGAACGTATGAGGAGTCCTATGGGATTCTGGACTAAAGAAGAAACCTATATTGATAACAATTTACAAAATGTTATTGATAGATTACATGAATATTATTCATAGACTTTTATATCTAATTTATCTATATTAATCTAGTTGGCAAAGCATTATAGAGCCAACTAAAACATATCAGTGCAGGGTAAGATTATAGGATATCCCTTCCCTTATGGGGTTTTTTACCTATAGGGCTTACCCACACTGATATAAAGGAACCATAATGCAAAATGAAACATCAACGAAATTACAAGAAGATCTTGTAAAAATTGCTACTAAGGTTGGAATAGATATTGTCCAACAGATAGCAAAAGAGGCTCTATTAAAAAGTCCAAAACTAAAACTAAAGGATTTTATAAAAGTATTGGATGAAGTATTAGAGAAAAATATTATTTAACAATTAACAAATGAGGAAAAATAAAAATGAGTGAATGGGAACTACCTAAAAATGTAGAATCAGTATCTATTGAGAAATCTGGAGGATTTCTTTGGGATACAGGAGTATATGATGTAACTGTTAAACTAGCATATTTAGACCAAACTGAAAATAAAGCTGTGAGTTTAAATATTATATTAGCTAATGCTGAAGGTAAGGAACTAAAAGAATCTATGTTCATTAAATCGGGTGATGCTAAAGGTAATAAAACCTATTATGAAAAAGATGGAAAAACTTACCCATTACCTGGATATTCTACAGCTAACAGTTTATGTATCGCAGCTACTGGTAAGAATCTAGCACAGTGTATGTCAACTTTGGAACAAAAACAAATTAAAGTATATGATTCAAAAACAAAAACAGATGTTTTAAAACCAAGACCTGTGTTAGTAGATTTAATAGGTAAACCAGTTAAGGTTGCTGTAAATCGTGTTAAGGAGAATAAACAACAAAAGAATTCTCAAGGTGTATATGTAGATACTGCAGACACCAGAGAAATCAATGAATGTAAATTCTTTGCTAATATGCAAGGTTTCTCTGCTGAAGAAATTGAAGCTCATGCAACAGTTCCTGAATCAGTAGAAAAATGGAAGAAACTTAACGAAGGTAAAGTTATAGATAAATCTTCTAAAACTGTAGGTACTTCTGCAGCTTCTATTATGGGGGGAACTACTCCACCTGCTGGTACTGCTACATCATTATTTGGTAACTAATATGAGAGTAGCAGGAATTGATCCTGGAGCTAATGGTGCTATGTGTGTGCTGGATTCTAATGATCCAGCATACGCAGAAGTATTTGATCTCCATAATACTACCCCTTATGAAGCTGCTAATTGGTTATTTAAACAACAAGTAAATAAAGTATTTATAGAAGATGTTCATAGTTTA